ACATTAGCAATAGCACTTGATGTAGCCAAGCCTGATACAAGTGTGCTTCTAGCTATCTTCTTTAGTCCCCCACCAGATGTGTCTACAGCTAGTAATACATCATCGTTAGCCACTGTAGAGATTTCAGACAAGTCTCCTACAGCAGTAGGATTATAGTTTGTGCCATCTGCTATAAGTAAGTGACCAGATGTGTTTGTTCCCATAGTCAGGTCATCACCACTTACCGTTAAGTCACCTGCTATTGTTACAGCACCGTCTGCTAGTGTAATTAAGTCTGTGTCATTTGTGTGACCAATAGTTGTTCCGTTTATAACAACATCGTCTATATCAAGTGAGCCACCTGTAATAAGCCCTGTAGTTGTTATTGTAGAAGAACCTGTGTCTATTGTACCAAAGCCAGAGGTAATGCTACCACTGTTCAACGCACCAACTGTTGTGGCTGCAGTAGTGGTGAGATTAGGCATGGCTGTTATTTCATCGTCAAAGTAGGCGGCTAAGTCTGTTACGGCAACTTGCACCATAGTACCATTGTCGTTCAATACTACTCTATCTGCGTCAGCTACTGTAGTAGAGGTAGCTGATGTGTTTCCGTCTATTATGTTGAGTTCTGTAGCAGTAGATGTAACACCATCCATAATGTTCAACTCTGCAGTAGTAGCTGTAACACCGTCCATGATGTTTAACTCTGCAGTTGTGGCAGTTACGCCATCCATAATATTTAGTTCTGTAGCAGTGGCTGTTACACCGTCTAAGATATTTAGTTCAGATGCTGTAGCTGTTACACCATCAAGTATATTCAGTTCTGCAGCCGTAGATGTTATAGCAGTACCACCTAATGTAAACGAACCACCAACAGTAAGGTTGCCTGATAAATCTAAAGCACCATTCATGTCAATAGTTGTGGCTGCAATCTGTATCTCTGTATCTGCTACAAGGTCTAGCTGTCCGTCTGCACTAGAGTTGATGTATATAGCTGTGTCACGGAATTGTACTTTTTCTGTGGACGCTACAAGTATATCATCAGAGAACTCAAAGTAGTCCTCGTCTTCCATCCACTTGAGTACACCGTCAGATGTTTCACCATCAAAGGTGATTGTTATATCTGTTCCTGTTGTCCCTGCACCAAATGTAAGTGTGTTACCTAGTAGCTTTGTTATAGGACCACCTTCGTTAGCAGTGCCATCGTGTGTGTGTCCTGTTGAGGCTGCAAAAGCTGCTAATAACTGATTAAACTCATCATTAGTGTGGGCAGCCGTGATAACGTCACCGTCAGTGTATGAGGACTGTCTTGTGTATGTTGCTCCCATTTACCTTCTTGCTCCTACTTGATATTCTAATTGAAAACCTTTTAATGAGTATGGTGCTGTTTCTCCACCATCGTTTACTCTTAATGCTACAGCAAAGCCTGAACCTTCTACAGATTGTCTAAACAAAGGTCTAGAAACTCCCCCATATGTACCCTTTAAAGTAGAACTTGTACCATATGTAGCTATTCCATATATAGCTGCAATATCGTCAGAGTCTAAAGGATAGGCAGCAGGTCTTGGACTATCTTTATTTTCATAATCATATCTTACAAATAAGTCTGCGTCTATAGCTGACTCTGGTTCGTAGTTAACTATTACACGTTGCATATGTTTACGTATACCTGCATCTCCAAATGTTAAATCTGGACTTCTATATTTACCGTTTATTCTTGTGCCATCAAAGGTATTTCCCTGCTCTTGTCTATATACAAAACCGTTAGAATAATCACCGTGTAATATTATTACATTTCCTGCTGATACAAAAGTATCTGTTGCTGCAGGTTTTATTCCTTTTGTTTTTGAAAACTCATAAGTTTGTCCTTTTAAGACACATATAATTCCTTGAGTAGACCCTTGTGCTTGCGCTGCTTTTGTAAAAAATATTCGATATTGTGTCTTATCAGGTATTACTACACTTTCAAATTCGGAAGCACTAGATAGGTTATCATCAAATACAGACTGTATATTAGAGCTTATAGTACCAAGTTCAACGTCACCAATTCTTGCTGTACCTGCGACTGTTCGTAAACCATCAGGTCCTAAGAATATTAGGTCACCTGCAAATTCTTGTATAGTGTCTCCATTTATGCACCCAATGTCTCTAGTAATAGCTGATATGGCAAAGTCACTAGAACTACTGCCACTCAGTTTAAATATTCTATTTTCACAAAAGATAAATAAGTTATCACGGAAAACTTTTAGTCCTGTTATAGTATCGTCTACTTTTATACTTCCTGCCCCTTGACCACTGTTAAAAGCATCTTCGTCAAAAGGTTGACTAAAAAATAATGTTTGAGGTGCTGAAGATGTTCCTGCGTAGAACATGTGACTTCTAAATGCTGTCACAAACTTAGAACCTGCTACATCACTATTGCTTACATCGGTTGCAGACATTGATGTATTAAATATAGTTGGAGCATTTGTGCCATCTACAACTATGAATTTATTGTTACCATCAAAGTTGTATCGTTCAAAACTATACTTACCTGCACTTGTTCTACCACTATCTCTTTCTGTCCAACTAGAGCCACCTGCTGTAGCACTAAATATTTTCTCACCTCTAGCTGCTATAACTAAATCGGCAAATGTAGCAACCATTAATATTTTTTCTGCAGCATCACTTGTGTGAGGTACAACAGCAGTTACATATTTACTAAAACCGTTTATTCTTCTATAGCCACCTTCAATGTCAGGCTCAAAGTTTTCTAGTTCTAATGCTTCACCGGGTTGCATCATAAAGGTAGACCTGTTTAGAACCAATCCACCTTGGCAGTTAAATGCTGTTGGCTGTGTTTGGGATAAGTCGGGCATGTTATAATGCTCTTAATGCTGAAGTAGAGTGTGACGAATTATTTCTAGGTATATATGTTGAACGCACATACTCAAACTTATTTACTTGCAGTGTTTGTATATTTTTAATACCCTGCTCAAATCGTGCAAAGTTAAGTTGATACTGCCCTGTTTCCCCTCTGTACTGATACACAAAAGCTGTAGCTCCATCTTCTATAACTGCATCGTATTGTGCAGGTATACTTGTAGTATCACTATGTGCAGAGAGCGTTGTAGGAATTGTATAATAATCAAACTTTATAGAATATTTTTTATTGGGAAAAGGATAAAGCAAGTAGTTATTATCTGCTGTTCTTATTATATGAGTTGGAACACCACCACCATCAAACTGCGTAACAACAACACCACTGCTGTGCGTTGTAGCTGTAGTAGAGCTTGCCCCACGAGTACAGCCTGTTAATGTATTTGTACTTATGCCTGTATAGGTTATCTCTTCATTATCAATAAACACAGTACCTGCGCTGTCAAATCCTGTAGCACTTGTTAAGTCTATTTCTGTTTCTGTTGCATCAATGGCTTCTGCAGCCGTTGTAGAACTAATTTCATCTTCTTGCGTTATAAAATGATTTATGTAGTCGTTGTAGTTTAAGAGAGCTAACTTGCCCCCACTTACAGATAAATCACTGTCTTTTACTATTCTAACTGTGTTATAATCTACTGACTTTGTGCTAGTCGGTAGGTCATAACGCACTACACCTGCTGTAAGAGTTTTTGTTTCAGTCGCGTGATTAAATGGGTAATTAAATTCTTTTTGATTAATGTATCGAATAGATTCATTTACAGCATTTTGTGCCTGTACCTGAATACCTCTTGCGGAAGAAAAATTACTAGAAGTAAGTTGTACTTCATTTAATCTTGCTAATACATTATTAGTTAATATAAGATAACTACTAGACAATTCTTAATCCTTATGTTAGATAGGATAAAGGGCAAGTCAATACTGTTACACCTGCCCTTTATTTAGTTATAAGTTATGCTAATTGGTCTCTGCCAACTTCATCAGCTTCCATTTCACCTATGTCACTAACATCCTGTAGGAGAGCGTACACTCTGATTTCACCTGCTGTGAAGGATGCTCCTCCACCTGCTAGTGTTAAATCCAAAGTGTCTGCAGAAGTAATAACTACTTCACCTGCAGGGGTAGCACAAGGAGCATAAGCCCCATCAGATGCACCATCAATATCAAATGCCGCGACATACTCGTTGTCATCCACAGCAGTTCCAAGAATGGCTGTTGCGTCAGTACCAGAGTTTTGCGTTGCACTTGCAGTAACCTGAAAACCTGCAGCAATAATTTTAGTGTTAGCAGGTACAGTAAGACACTGCACTACATCACCATTAGGATTAATGCTGTTAGCTGTTAGGTCAACGATTTGTTGCACATAATAAGGTTGCCGTCCTCGTGAAGAAGAGCCATGAGTATTAGCAAGTGTTGCTGTAATTGTAGCCATTTCCTAATTCCCCCTTATATTGAAGAAACATACAACGCACGAGTCAAAGCTTCGGGTCGTAGTATTTTTCTACCGTACAGATGCATACCTCTAACGATGTCAGCAAAGCTGTCAGGGTCACGGTATGTTTCGGTTTTATTGATTTGCTCTGCAGAAGCAACTGCTGAACTATGTCCTGCACAAATAACTCCGTAGTGTGCGCTACCGGTGGATGTTGCACCAGTAGGTCCATTACCTACGGCAGGTAAGTTGTTAGACATATACACTTTAAAACCATGTATGTTGTTAAAGACAAGACCGTTTTGCAGTCCTGAACCACCAAAGTCAGAGTCCATTAGTCGTGAGTCCTCATCCTTTAGAAGTTCTGCAAAAACTGGGTCAATTACAAGCCAACGTCCTTGTGAGTCCACAAATTGTTGGTCAAGCTTTCTTGACATTCTTGCTATAACAGACAACGGTGACGCTTTAGCAGTAGTAGTATTCAAGCTATCTCCACCTGCTCGTGGTACAACCACGATAGAGTTACCTGATGAACCACTATTAAAGTCAGCAGCGTCAACTTGCATAGAAGTAAGCAGTTCGTTTGAACCTGCAGTTGAAACAGCTTTGTCACCACTTGCTGTAGTGTTAGCTGCATTTGGTGTGCCATGCAATGCGGATTGCTTAAATCCTGATAGATAACCAAGAACTTCTTGGTCAAATTGGTCAGCCAGTCGGTAAGCAGCTCTATCACTTGCTAGTGATTGAAAATTTACATGACTGTGAGCTTCCTCAATATCGTCAACTTTAAATGCAAAGTAGTTTGCTTTGTCAACGATAAGAGAAAAATCCTCATCATCTAAATCTTGAGGAGTAATAGTTGCCCCTCTTGTATAGCTTTTAACCGTTATTTCAGGCTCTTTGATAATTTTAACAGTATCTCCCATAGCTGCAATTTCACCAAAGTAATCCGAATTGGTAATCGCTTCAACAACAGAGTTTTTGCGAAAAGCCATTTGGACTTGTTTGGAATAAATTACTGGCGAGAAATTACCGTTAGGCAGGTTTCCATAACCTGCTGCGGAACTAAATGCCATGATATATCCTCCTATAATTTATATATTTGGCTAGGCTAAACATACAAAATTTATATAAGGGGCTGTTTCACTACAGGTGCAAAGAGATTAAGTTACATGATTCTTAATTTCAGTGGGCTGTGTTATTCAGGTAATCCGTAAAATTAATTGTTTGCCGTAATTGTGTGACAATAATCACACAGATGACTATAGTTATACTGATAAATAACTATATGTCAACACTTTTTTTACATTATCTGGCAGAACCAGACACATCGTAAATAAATTTACCAGAGCGAATAGCTTCCATAATCGCATCTGATTGTTTCTCATATTCCATTGCAGACATTTTTTGTACTGTAGATTCTTTTAAATAAGAAGCAGTAGCATCCTCTTGAGGTTTGCTTCGGCTAGTTTTTGTATCTACAGATTTAGCTGCATCTTTACTTGTTTTAGGTTTTTTAGCAGAGATACCCATATCAGCTTTATATAAGTCAATAGCACGTCCTGCAGACCTTGCGTCTGTTTCATTATCATATAGTGCATCCTTTACCCACTTTGGTTGGTCATCTGCCCACTCATGAAAAGAATCACTATCTCTAATGTCATCAAAGTCAGGATGTAGCTTCATAAGTTCTACTTCTGCTTTTTCTTTTGATGCTGACATGTGCATTTCATCAATAGCTTTAAGTCTATCTTCTAATGCAAGAGATTGTTCTTTAGCTTTTTTAGTAGCTATAGTTTCTACTATGCCTGCTACATCTGGGTACTCCTTTGTCCACGCTTCTATTTCCTCTTCGGACTTAGGCAGTTTCATTTCTTTTTTAGTAGCTTCACTTAACTGTCGTTTAATATTGTCTATTTCTGTTTTAAACTCTTCAGCTTGTTTTTGCTGATGTCTTCTTAAATCAGAATATCTTTTCTTAAAGGTTTTCTCTTCTGCATTTTTAGGTTCTTCTGCATCAATCTTTTCTTCTTCAGATGTTTCTTTTGTTTCACCTTGTTGTTCTTTAATTAGTTCTTCAAGTTCTTTTTCGTCACGCTCACGTCTTTCTTCTTGTGTATATGGTTTAGACACAAAAGCTTTTTTTGTGGGTGATTTTATTTCTTCTGCAATTATTGCATCGCTCATAGTATTCTCCTTACTAGGGTCATCGTAGCCATGTCGGGGGATGAGTAGCTAGATATTAGAAAGTTTATCGTGTTCCTAAACCACGTCTTTGTGGTACAGCTTGTGTAGGTCTACGTAAGTTTATTTGCCCTGCTATTTCAGGACCTAGTATCTTACCTAAGACTCTACCTTGCTCTGTACCCATTAAAGAACGTATTACATCTTTCTCTTCTTCGGATAAAGCTAAATACCGTTCTCTAAGTTGATTGAAAAATTCTTCCATATCTTGTTATCCTTTTAAATAAGCCTATTGGATAGACACCTGAAGATATAACCATAATACCATACAATCCTTTTAGTGTCAACTTCTTTTTTATAATTAGTTTATATACAGATTCTACCACAGATGCAGACCAATCAGACTTAGCCACAAACTTATCTGCTATGTACTTACCCCACACATCATATCCTTCTTGCCATATTTGTGATTGTTTTCTATGCCAACGTCTAAGTTCTTTTACTTGAGATATGGTCATACCCTTACGTTTGTACGATGCTGTGCAACAATGTGTGCTGTCACCCCCTGCTGTAGGTTCTGAAAAATCACTACCACCTGTATCATTACTAGAATTATCATCACTATTCATTCTAGCTTCTGCACGTCTTTCATTTTCTCTTTCCCTCTGAGCATCCATAGCTGCAGCTCTTTGCATTTCATCTGCTTCTTTTCTTTCTCTAACTTCTCTTTCAGAATTACTTTCACCAGACATTATAGCTGAATCTCTTGTAGGATTATTTTCAATCATCATACGTGTCATCTCAACACTACTGGTGCTAGGATTTTTGGCTCTTTCTTCTTCTAAATTGCTCTTAAACTCATCTTGTTTAGCTGCATGTGCATCTGCTTTTGCTTGGTCATATTTACCTTTTTTAGCAGACTCTATGAGGTCTTTATCATCGTCTGTATCTGTAAACAAAGAACCAAGTCTAGGTTTCTGTGGCTCTAAGTCTATGATATTACGTAACACATTGTAATCGTCAGGACTCGCATATAATCCTTTATCTAACTTTCTAGCTGCTTCTCTACGTATGGCTCTATCACTCTGTCTAGCTAAAGGACCTAATAGCTTACCTGCTGCTCTATCAACAAAGTCCCCTGTTTTACCTGTAAAACCTGATGAGGTGTCTTTTGCAAATCCCATAGGAATATCTGCAAAACCCTCACCCATTCGTGATTCGGTTGCATAATCTTTACCCATACTTCCTGCAGGACTTCTTTGTGCTAAATAATTTCTAAAGTCATCTGTTTCAAAAGCTCTTGCACCTCTAGGTGTATCTGCTTCTCTAGCTACAACAGCTTCTGCATTCCTATCATCTAGCTGTCTTTGAACTTCTGCTGATGGTATAGATGCTGACCCACCACTATCAGTGGTACTAGGTGAATCTACAGTTGAGTATTCTACAGAGGGTGTTTCAGTTGTTACGGCTGATTCTTCCGCAGGTTTAAATCCTGCAGGAATAGGTATCATGGGCTTACCACCTTTGAATGGTATCTGCATAATAGCACCAACATCGTTTATATACTTTCTTATCTCATCATACCCTGCTTCACCTCCAACTAAATCTTCAAAGTTTACAGGAGTTGTATCTGCTATTGGAGGAGCAACATATCCAGTATTATTGGCTGTGCCTACATTTAAAGGTGTCATAGCTGTAGCTCTGTTAAAACCGGGCATAACTGTTGCTGATGGTGGATTAAAATTTGGTGGCATGTATGTACCTTGCTGTGCTTCTACTACACCGCCTTCTGCTAACTCTAGGTCATCCAT